ATGGACGCATCGAAAAGAATGGTACGGATGGAAGGGCGATCAACTCTACGCATGGACGCTTCGCCTGCTCGGACGCAACGAAGACGCCGAAGAGATCGAGCGCGAGACGTTGGCTGGATCAAACAAGCCGAAAATCTCACTAGTCCACGCAACGCGAGGAAGGCCCGTGGAGGCCGTTCAATGTATGACGCTATGGCTTTCCCGCGCAACGCACCCAGAACGCGTGGAACATATCTTTGCGGTCGATCACGACGACGAAAAAGCTGACGTTCTAAAACGATTCCGATCTGTGACGCAAAAAGAGGGTGGTTTTTCCGTCGGAGCGTGGAACTTGGGAGCAGCGCAAGCGACTGGTGATATTATCATTCAGTTATCTGACGACTGGGAATGCCCTCCTGGGTGGGACGAGATGATAGAAAAGCGTCTCGACATTTCAAAACCACAGGTTCTTCGGATTTCGGACGGATATAGAAAAGACGATTTACTTTGCATGGCGATCTTGACGCGCAAATATTATGAGCAACATGGACTATTTAACCCGCGATTCCGAAACGTATACAGCGACACCGACTTCACCTTTCGTGCCGCGAAAAATGGCGCGATCATTGATGCTCGTGACATTGCTATCGTTCATCACCATCCGTTTTTTGAAGATCGTCCGCTCGATGCTACATACCAGCGCGGGAACGATCCGGCTGAGTATGCAAGGGCGAAAGAAATCTTCGACGAACTCCACCCGAAATGAATAACACACCAGAAACAGATCAAAAGGCAGTTCCGCACATTGGATTTTATTCATGCGCGACCGTTCCCGCTGAGTTCGCACGCAAGCTAGAACGCGAACGCGACGAGGCGCGGGAGGAACTTTACGACATTAGACTAAATCTAGGGGAAGACGCCGAGGGCTACACTCTGATTCATGCCGTCTGCGTTTTACAGCAAGAGCGAGACGACGAGAGGGCCGGACGAGAGGCTTACAAGCAACTTGCGGTCAAACACGCGCTAGAGCGCGAGCAGGCGAGGGAGGTTTTAGAACGCATCGCTCGCGCAAGCATGAGTGTACGACATAAAGAAGAAGACTATGCAGAATGGGAAAAGGCAGTAGAATCACTTCTAGGAATCTGCGAAGAAAATAATTTTACAAATGAATAAAGATGTCACATTGATCGTCTTTGAAGGTCTAAAATCAAGACACGAGCAAAGCGAAAAGCTATTCGATCACCTGTGCGGATTGGGTGGGTTCGGTGACGCCGTTTACATTGCAGAAGACTGCAACTATCAACAGGCGATGCATTGGGAACTCGGTCGCTTCGCCGACTATATCGATACTTCTCACGCTCTCATCTGCACTCATGACGGCTTCATTTCCAATCCGAACTTGTGGCAGGATTCTTGGCTTGAATTCGACATGATCGGCGCACCGTGGCCTGCGTGTTGGAACGTAGGGCATCGCGTGGGCAACACCGGATTCACGCTACAAAGCCAGAAATTCTTGCAAATGGCAGCAAAGGCCGAGCCGCTCTGGAAGGGCGAGGCTGGGGATGTTTTTTTGTGCAGGACAATGGAAAAGGAATTTAAAAGCAACGGCATCAAATACGCTCCGGTCGATGTCGCAGCGGCATTTTCTTGGGAGCATTACATCCACGAAAACACGGCAGGCGCGGATCGTTCGTTTGGATTCCACGGCTGGGTTGCAGGGAAATCACCGGAACAATACTACACGTTTTGAATATATTAATTATCTATCATTTGAGGCTCGGAGACATCGCACGTTGCTTACCAATAGCGAAGCACTTCTCGGATCAAGGACACAACGTCACCTTTGAGTGCATGGCAGAATACCACGGTCTTTTCGCAATGGTGGACTACTGCAAACCGCTTTACCCACAAAACGACCACAGCGGATTCGACCGCATCATAAATCTTCAAATATGGCCAGACTTGCACGAAGACTTTTGTGCGAGTCCGCTAGGTTGGAGTGATTACGTCTACGGACTATTGCCAGAAGGCAAGGACATCGACCGCCAAATCGTTCTAAACTCGCCTGCCATCGTCACGCCACCCGAACTCAAGTCATGGGTTCTTTGTTTTCCGACAGGCTACAGCCAGGATAAAAAGATCGACCCTCGCGACGTCATTACAGCGGCGCATCAAGTCGCAAACGGCAGGCCCGTGCTTTGCGCGGGGAAGGCCGCTCACGGCATGGCTGAATTTGAAACGATAGAATATATGTGCGCGTATATACGAGACGCCAACGAGGTTGTGACGATAAACACATCGACAAGCATTCTAGCATCGGCACTCCGCAAAAGCTGGGTTCACATTTCGGATAGTCCGAAACACGATTTCACGCATCCGAATCAGCGGCGTATCGAGCGCAAGTTTTGACGCCTTCCCCACAATGTGGGAATGCTTGACATATTTACTTCGGATTTGGCCGCGATGCTGGACGAGTTGCCGGTCGTCGTTACGTTCGGAGATGCTACATTCGTTGCCAACCGGACAACATACCGCCGCGACAACAGCCTAGCAGACGGCGGATTTATGAACTCCGCATCGATGACGATCACCGCGCCTTATTCGGCGGTCGTTCAGACCATTTCTCTAGGCGACATCCTAACGGTCGGCGGCATCCGCTTGCGCGTTACGTCTGCCGACCTTTCGCAAGATGCTGTCAGCGTTGATTTCAGCCTTGAAGATATTAACAAATGATCACCGACTCGACCTACACGCTGACGCTTGAAAAAGCATTGACTGACACTTTCGTTCTCGCGCTCCAACAAGAGATGCAAAGCGCACTTGTGGTGACGGCAGCCGAGAACTTCGGCACGATGACGCTTCCGGCGTGCTTCGTTAAATGCACTCGCCAACGCGAGAGTATTATCGACTCCGCGATTTTCCAATTCAGCGTCGATATTGCTTTGATCGTGCAGGCCGACGACATGGATCAAATGGCAATGGAAAACTTGTGGTCGCAGGTGCTCTGCATTTCGCACGATATCACCGGCCTCAAGACCAAGCTCAACGCCGTGCGTCCGCAATACGCTTTTGTATTCGGCATCCTTCGCGATGGGCCGGTATCGCTCTCGTCAAACGAGCGACACTTTGAACGCTCGGTAATGATCACGGTTCACGCCGCGCTTTTCGCAAGTTGACAATTTGGGCAAGATATGCCCGCAACCGTAATTACCTCAAGTGTCGCCTCAGGCGTCGAATTCGGCCTACTCCAAGAGACAGGTCTTTTGCTCAATTCATTTTCTCGCTCTGTTCAGAGCGACAAAGCAACCGTAATGGACGCTCTCGGCGACACCGTCGCTGTGGCGTATTTCAACAAAAGCGCAACGATCTCGCTCGACGGCGTCATCAACGGTGGCGTGGCTTACGAACTCGCAAACATCCTTACGCTCGCCAACGATACAACGTCCTACGGCGTTTCCGGTGGCGCAGTCATCGTCGATTCCGTTTCCGAAAAGACAGGTGCTGGAACATTCAAAACGATCACCGTCTCCGCGACTCAATACCCAGAGATCGTCTAACACCCTGGCTGATGCCGCTGGCTCCCCGGCTAAAGGGAGCCGCCTTTTTATATATGGACTGCAATATTAAATTTTTCCACACAATAAACCTAAAAGCTGCGGTGGCCCTAGCCACGCTAAATTTCAAGATGAATAAGCCACCGGTCACTCGACTGGTGCGAGCAGACGGCAAAGAGTCAACGGAGTTCTGGTTTGAGGGAGTGAACGACAAGGGCCAAGACGCTTCTCAAGTCTATCGCCAAATGACCAAAGAAGGCGACGAACTCGAAGAAAAAGACCCAGAGAATCCGCTCTGTTACATCCGCGCCGCATTAGCGAACAGGGATGTCCTTGTAGACATCATCCGCAATACGCCGCGCTTGATCGAGATCGAACACAACGGAAAACGCATCGCGATCAGCGAGAATGCTTCGGACAAGACCAAGCAGGAAATGACCAGATTTTTGAAATAATTATATGAAAAAAAACAAAGACAACGAACTAGAAAAAGACGACGAAATCCTTCGCATCCAAGCAATGGAAGACGGGCCGAAGATCGTGAACGGACGCACCCTGCGACCGATCACCGCTCTTACGATTAGCTGGATGCAACGCAACGAGGTATTTTCTGGCACAATGGATTTAGTCTGGAAATCAGCCGCATTCGCCTACCTTCACAGCGAGCCGTACAGCGCGATCCGCTCGGTCGTCAATGACCGAGGCGCATTCATCAACGCCGTGGATTCTTGGATCGAAAACAACATGGTTCACCACCTTGAAATCTCGGCAATGACAGACGCCATGAATGCTGCTTTTGAGCTTTACAACGCATCGGCAACCGAATCTAAGGCAGGATCAGGATCGGGAAACTAAACGGCCCCAACTGGCTTGCGGCTTACGTTTTCAGACTCGTCAAGCTGACCAGCTGGGGCTTCGCCCACATCCTAGAAGAGCTTCCATTCGCCGTGGGCTTGCAGTTGCTCCAGGCTGACGACTACGCAAACGGAATCCATCGCCCTTGGTCGCGTAACAACGCCAGCGTGGATGTTGACGCTTTCGCCACCATAGAGGCGACCCTCGCAAAATATGGCAAAATTTAAATTCGAGAGCGTGAAATTTGAGCAGATTATGGCGGACTACGCGACCATTCGCGAGGTCACGATTCCTGACGCCGTCATGCTAAATGCTCGACTTCTTTGCGTGGAGTTGGCTAGAAGGACGCAGCCGTTCGGGGCAGACGAAACTGCCGGAACAACTCGCGTCAAAAACGACATCGGAAAAATTATCAAACCGCCAGTTCAGTTATTGGCGATGGCAAACAAGGTTGAAAATAAGAAAATTGCACAACGATTGAAGTCGCTGATAATGAGTCAGAGATATGATATTGTTGAGACTATCTTTCGAAACCTTGGCTTTTTAAATAAGTGGACGGGGCTTGAGTTTCTGGACAGCAAGGGCGCGATAAAGACGCACCACCAAGACGCTCGCGTTAAGCCGACCGGAAGAACAAAGACAAGGGGAAGTAAGTTGTTTATTTCAAGCGGAAGTGAACTCAATACATATATCACGGAAATACAAAAGCGCGTCGGTATTTCAAAGGGCGGATGGGCGGAATGCGCAAGCCAACTCAAGAAGGTGAATAAGGGCGGACTTCTCACAGGGTTTCCGTCATGGGTTAAAAAAGCCACAAGAAGCGGATCTGGATCAGTTCAAGACTTAACATCCAACATCAAAAGCCCGAAGGTGACTCTTACAAATAACGTGCCGTGGGTATCTCAGATTCTTCCAGCAAGTGAGCAACTCAACGCCCTCTCAGTCGTCTCAACTAAAATGCGGAATCAAATGAACATGATTCTAAAAAAGAGACAAAAAACCCTTACAGAAACTTAAATAAAATGGCCGACGTTACCGTAGAATTTGGAGCAACCGACACAGGACTTGAAAAAACACTCAAGGCCGTTCAAGACGAACTGACGCAGCTGAAAGGCAAGGTGTCGAGCGGGGAGCTTTCGATGACCGAACTCGAAAGCACGATGAAGCGCATCGGTCAGGTAACGTCGATGGAGAAAAACATTAAGGCCATCGGAGATCAGTCTGACGGAACGTCAAAGGACGTTAATGAAATGGGCAAAGCTATGGAAGAGACAGGGAAAAAAGGGGAAAGTGGATTTGCCAAAATCGTAGGCGCGGCGGCATTAGCAGGCGGAGCAGTTAAACTAGGTATGATGGCCGTTGACGCTGCTTTTGCGGCTGTTAGCGGAGCGTTTGAAGCGTTTGGCGAGTCGATCAATAAGGCCGCCGACTTCCAGCAACTCGAAACGAGCTTTAATGTTTTGATTGGAAATACGACGCTTGCAAAAACATTTTTACAAGACCTAAGCAAATTCGCGGCATCAACTCCGTTCACGATCCCAGGTCTCGCGGACGCATCCAAAACATTGCTTGCATTTGGCGTCATGTCCTCAGAAGTCATTCCAATAGTTTCGATGCTCGGTGACGTTTCTCAAGGCAACGAAGATAAACTAAAATCCCTCGCCTTGGCATTTGGAAAAGTGGAATCACAGGGCAAACTTACAGGCGAAGAACTCAATCAGATGATCGACTCTGGGTTCAACCCGTTAGAGCATATTTCCGAAAAAACAGGCAAGAGCATGGGAGAACTCCGAAAGGAGATGGAAAAGGGGTCAATCACTTCTGCGATGATCCGCGAAGCGTTTGTAGCCGCTACATCGGAGGGCGGAAAGTTTTTCGAGATGACAAAAAAGCAGGGAATGACATTCAATGGTGTCATGTCCACCATGCAGGATGCCGTAGATGACCTCTACCGGCGCTTTGGTAAGCCAGTTATCGAGGCCCTGACTCCGATCATTCAGAAATGGTCTGAGCGAATAGCCGAGATCGCTCCGCTCTTTGATATGATAGGACAGGCCGTTGGAAACACGATCACTTATTTTTCCGATTTAATTGATAAAGTATTTAACGTGGAGAAAGCCGTCGGCAATATCGGCAGCAGCATCTCGGCCATCTCCGGTGGAGAATATGCCGCTGGGATCGAAAACCTTTTTCTCTCCATGAAAGTGTGGGCCATGGAAACAGGGAATGAGATTTACAAGCATATGATTGCCGCATTTAAAACGGTCGCTGAATTTGCAGGGAGCATTTTTGATCCAAGCGGGGCACTAGGTAAAACCGTTGTGGATTCTTTTGAATACATCGGAACAAAAGCGGCTGTGACTATCATGCGGACTCTTGCTCAAGGTCTAGCAGGTTCCACATGGACATCGGGCATTGCGCTTAGTTTGAATCAAGCGGCAAATGAATCGAACATCGCCGCAAATAAAATTGCCGATAATTTTGCCGGGGCCGGAGGAAGAATTGCAGAACAATTTACCACCGCAGGAGCCGCCTTGCCAAAATCATTTTCTGAAAATTACAAAGAAATTCCCCCTCTTTTTAACGACATTAAATCAACTCAAGATCAGATCGACGCGAATAATTTAAAGATAGCAGACTCCACAAAAGAGATTGTCGTTAGCGATCAAGAAGCCGTCGCAGAAGCCAAGGCCTATTTTGACCAGTGGAAAAAATCTGAAGATCTAAAAAAGAAAGCAGCAGAAAAGGCGGCTGAAAATTTAAAAATCGAACAAGATAAAATTACGCTGAAGAAACAAGAAATAAAATTCCAACTTGCGATAGCCGAGGCGCAAGCCGCTGGCGATTCGGAGCGCGTCAAATTCTTGCAGGAACAAAAGAAGTACGCGGATGATGTTCAAAAAGCCTTGGCGGCAGGATTCGATGAGAATGAGGCCGCTTTATTCGCAACCAACATGGCTATCGCCGCAAACAACTCCGCAAACATAACGCAATACGACAAGGACGGGAATCCGTTGTTTTTCAAGGCAGCAGAAAACGCAGAGAAATTGCATCTTAGCCTAAAATCGGCAACAGGCTTTGCCGATACGCTTGCAAACATGAAAGAGATCAAAGTGATGGACAAGGCGGCGAATAGTGCAAAGGCTGCAACAGATGAATTGAAAGCAATGGATAAATTGCTTGGAACCGATCTTGCTCAAAAAAGCTTTCCCGATCTTGTTAAAAAACTAGGAGTCGATAAAATCGGGCAGACAGGTGAAGAGCAAATACGAGCCGTTGTGACATATCTAAACGAAGTGAAAACTGACCTTTCTAAAAACCCTATTGATTCTGAAAAGGGACAAGAAAAGATCCGCGAACTTATTGCATTTATGGGTGGAAATCCATTAAAAGCGGATCTTGTGATAAATCACAACGCAGCCAAAGAATCAACTGATACTGCCTTTTCAAAAGTTGAAACAACACTAGACGCAGACAAGAGCGTGAAGGGTCTTCGCGACTCGGTCAAGGACGGCCTAGAGCTTGACGTGGCCGCGAAGTCGGGCGTGAGCGGGTTGCTCGATGCGATCAAAAGCCTTGTTAACGATATTAAAGGCTACGCAAATTCGATGGATCAAAAACTACCAATCGCAGTCGTCGGAGCATAAAAAATGATCACATATCACGGAACCACAGATTTAATTTTAATCAAAAAAAGCATAACCAGTCTGCAAAGCGGAGCCTTCCGCTGTAATGCTCAATACGTTTGTCGAAACACCGAAAATTTGCAATTTATTGGCGATCTTGTTCGCGGCAGTAGAATGCCAGAACTTAATATATTTACAATCGGCGACGAGGTTACATTCGATATTGGTAGCAACGGCTTTACCACTTTCAGCGTAGTCGGATACGCTGTTAATGTCGTGATCAACGAATTAAATCCGATTGATAAAAAAGAACTATGAAAACACTTTCTTAACAGATGACTACCCAATATTACGGCGCAGAAATACAGGACGTGCAGGTTGAAGTTGAAGTGCAATTAACTCAAACGACCGGAGGCCAAACTGTAACGACGTTTGTTTTTAATCAAAAAGTATTAGCTGACACCTATACCGTTAAAAGTACTCAGCCAACTAACAAGCCTGTTCCACTCTCTATAACTAATCTCGTCCTTAATTATACGCCGATCATATTACAGCGCGGCAGAGGCGGCCCCGTGGTAGTCGATCCGATTGCGCTAATTAAAAGTTTTTATCCCGGCTATACGTTCTCAGCTGGTTTAAAATATAATTCTAAAAGCTTAACAAAAGTGCAGTCAATCGGAGGCATATCGACATCCGCCGCAGCAGATTTGATTGAAGTTGCGGTAACGTATTCTATTATTGTTTCAACGCCAATAATAATCATGGCTGGCACACAGAATTAAAAATGTCATTACCCTACACCATCTCGTCGTCGCCTAAGACAACGCCGATCTCGGCAAAGGGTCTAAACGACAATTTCGATTATCTTGACAAAGCAAATTCGGGAGGAATGGAAGTTCCACCCTCGCCGCCCGATCCGTCCCGTGTTTATGTGTTAGCTTCGCGCGGCGGATTTTTATTTTGGATGCAAACGGAGGAGTGCGAGTGATCGGGCGAACAGCCAACGCGATCAAAATCAAAACCGACGGCACTCTCGGCCTTCGCGCTGTTAATTGCGCGTGTTGTGTAACAACAGGATGTTGTATGTATTCAGCGATCGGATTAGTTGATGAGCTATATACCGCGAGTGATTTGCCAGATGCCGTTACTATTGGCGGAACGTCCTATTCCAGAAGTGGCACAGGATATGGAAATACCACAAATGGCGTTATATTTGAAACATCTGTTTGGGCAAAATACACAAGCGGAGTTAGGTCAGTGCAACCGTGTTTATTTCAAAATGGTGTTATTGACAAATTCCTTGCAACTTATACTTTAAATTGGGAGGGTGACAGCTATGCTATTCCAAGAATTGAGTTATGCTATTGGCAATACTCTATTTGTTTAGATGCACCACCGTATAATAATTATTTAGTAGCTCTTCAATTCGGCGAAGGTCCCTATGGCTTGTGGTTTGCCGGTTATGAGCCATTTGATGTATTTGAGGGCGACATATGCACACCTAATGGGCTTGGAGGATTTGGATACAAAATCGGCTTGCAGAATACACCAGTCGGAACGTATTACGCTGAAGGGCCGGACATTTTTTTTACAATTTCATGACGCTCCCGCCGCACATCGCCGAACGCCGCGCCCAAGTGCTTGCTAGAGCTGGGCAAGCCGCGCATCGCTTCGCTCGCGCAGGCTTCGCCACCACGCCACCCGAAGCACTCGCCAGCCGTCAAGCAACGTGCCGCGCCTGTCCCGAATGGGACGCGCAGGCACTCAACGCCACGGGCCGCTGTCGCAAGTGCGGATGCAGCACTTGGGCCAAACTACGAATGGCAACCGAGGCGTGTCCGCTTGGCAAGTGGCAATCTGTTGACAAAGCCACCAACTAAATGGCACGCGATCTTTTTATTGACACAACCAACCGCCGATTGGCGACGAGCTTGACGAGCCTTGCACCGGCTACAACGCAACGCTTCGTGAAGGGCGACAACGGCGCAATCAATTTGTATTTTCTGGAAGCAACAGGCAATATCACAAGTCCGTTTAATGTGATCGACTACACCGGAACGGACGTGAAATTCGGAGTAGGAAGCCGCACAGGAACGCCAGCCAGCGGCACGTTTACTCTCTCCTTCGGAGGCCAGACCAGCGGCGCAATCGGTTTCAGCGCAACAGCAGGCGCGATCTCGTCCGCGCTCAACTCACTCTCAACAATAACCGCCGCAGGATCGGTCAGCGTGGACGGCACGATGGCGACGAACTTCGTCGTCTCGTTCAACAGCGCAGGCACGCAGGGCGCGATCACAGGAAACTTCGCTAGGCTCATTCCAACAACGACCGCGCTCATTGACGAGCGGCTTGTCGGAGACGCCACCAACGCCGAAATCCAAGAGCTTCAGCTCCGTCTCGCTCCCGCAGTCTACGAGCCAACGTGGACTGATCTGGGCACGGCAATGACGGTCAGCGTCGCCACCACGGTAACAGGCTCGACCCTTAATAACGAAATTCAGCGTCTATCATTTTCACGCCCTCCGTATCTCGGAAGTTTCCGATTAACTGCTCCGAGCTACAACGTCGACATCGCAAGCACCGTAACCGACGGCGTATTCATTTCGGCAACTAACCACGGACTGACGCTCGCCCAGCCTGTAGTTCTAACAGGGTTCACGGCATTGATCGGCTATACGGCAGGCATCCAGTATTTCGTGCGCTCAATCCCACAGACGACCGAGTTTTTGCTTGGCGTAACGGCAGGGGCAACCGCGATCACAACTGGCACAGGCACGGTGACGACAGGCAGCATTGCCACAACCGTCCTACGGCAGACCGATCCTCTCGACGCCATCACGACAGCCGCGCAACTGCAAGCGGCTTTGCAATCACTCGACAGCATCGGCGCAGGCAACGCGACCGTCGTCGGAGTCCAGAACAGTTACTACGATATTAATTTCGGAGGCGACAAGGGATTCACCGACTTGCCAACTTTGGAGGTGCAAAGCGGCTTGACCGCAGCACCAGGCAAGACCGCCGCTGTGGATTTCAACACGTTCGGCGTTCGCGATCTGTTGCTTAACGCAACCTCGGTAACGACCGAGATTGAGGTTGAACTTACGACCGCAGGCGAGCGAAGCACGATAATTCTCCAATCCTGCACGCTCACCGAAGAACTCATCAGCCAAGGCGGATTGAGCTAATATGAACGGACACACTTTTCATACTTTTATAGGCACGGGCGCACCAGCAATGGCGGTCTTGATCTCGTTCTCCGAGGTTGAAGCGTGGCTTCGCGTTGCTTCTCTCGTCCTAGGAATTTGCATCGGTTCGGTATCCTTGTATAAAATGTTGAAAGCTAAAAAACCATGAAAGCACTATTCTCGAAATTGAAAGAACCGTCCACCATTCGCGGCATCGCGATCATCGGAGCAGTTGCCGGACTTAGCCTGGAACCAGAAAAATGGGACGCAATCGGATCCGCTCTCGCCGCGATCATCGGTCTTATCGAAATCTTCCGAAAGGAAAAATGAACGCCAAGAAAATCGCGCTGTGGATGATCGTTCTCAGCTTCGCGTTTCTCGGCATGGCGTTTCTCACGTCATGCGCTGGATTCAATAATCCGGCTTTATGCGTTAAAACGGATTACGGAACATTCTGCTATGAGCTTCCAGAAATACCATCGCTAAAGAAATGACCTTTGACGACCGCTCGGAGATTCAGCTTGCAACGCTGCACCCCGCAATGCAAAAGGCCATGCGCGGCTTTCTAGGCGTGGCAAAGGTCATCTGTGCAAAGGTTGGTTGCGACGTTAAGATCATCAGCGGCACTCGCAGTTACATGGAACAGGATGCGTTGTTTGCAAGGGGTCGCACAACGCCAGGGAAAAAGGTCACGAACGCCGCTGCCGGTCACAGCAATCACAACTTTGGAATCGCAGCGGATATCGGCATCTTTCGCGGCAAAGAGTATTGCGGAGAGCATCCGCTGTATCACGAACTCGGCACGCTTGGAAAATCGCTCGGCATGGAATGGGGCGGCGACTGGAAGTTCGTTGACGAACCGCACTATCAACTGCGTCCAGCATGGGCGAAAGGAATGACCGAGCGCGATATGCTCGCCAATTTACGCAACCGAGTATCTAAAAAAATCGACATCCTTGCTTGAAAAAAAAGAAACAACCGACGGTTGAATCAGAGAGAACGGAAGCACTCGCGGAAGCGAAGCGGCTTCTGTCGGAGCATTACGACTGCGGCTTCACCATCGTCTCTTGGGAACAAGGCGGAGAGACCATGCACGGAGAATTCGTATTCGGTAACCGATACGCGGTCGAAGGACTAGCGGGCGATTCGTTCAGCATTTTATTTCCAGACGCAGAAGAAGAAGAGGAGGACGAAGACGCATGAAAATGACATTGGAGTTTGACGAGACCGAGCGATACGAGCACGAGGTGGCCTGCAAAGCCCTTGATATTTTAATCTTGGTGGACGACATAGACCAAGAGCTTCGCTCCGCTCTCAAGCACGAGAGCGGAGCATTTGCAAAACTTGACGAAGACACGATGGAGGCCGTCCGCGCTTGGATTTGGGAAGAGAGAACGAAGCGCAACATTCCAGAACTTACATGAAAGGTTGGAAAAAATGGATGGCAGTCGGATGTTCTCATGGCGATCAAATCGACCCAGAGGCTCGCAAGGCCGTCTTGACGTTTAAAGACCGCTGGAAGCCGGACACAACCATCCATCTAGGCGACTTCCTAGACCTTGCCGCGTTTCGCTCCGGTGCTATTTCCGATCCGAACTCAAGCGACCGCGCCGCGAGTATTAGCGACGACCTTTCCGCCGGTATTGATTTTCTGCACGAATTACGTCCGCAACATATTTTATACGGGAATCATGAAGCGAGGCTTTACAGGCTGGCATCGTCGCCTAACGCGCTTGCGGCTCACGCCGCTACGCTGACCATCCAAGCGATTGAAAAAACCGCGAAGGAACTCAAGGCGCGGATATACCCATATCACATTCGGAGCTACTACGAGCTAGGTGGATGCAAATTTACCCACGGTTATTTTTACAACACGCAAGCCATCCGCGATCATGCGGAGACATACGGCCAATGTATACTGGCTCACCTGCACCGAGTCGGCTGGGAACGCGCACGCACGCTCGAAGGCGCAAGCGGCTATTGCGTAGGAATGCTGGCACGTTTCGATATGGAATATGCGAGCACGCGCAGGGCAACATTCGCTTGGTCGCAAGGCTTCGCGTATGGTTTTTATAAAGACAATTCGATCACCGTAAATTTATGCGAAAGAAAAATCAATCAACCGTGGCTGTTGCCGATGTAAGCAAAGCCTGGTCGGCCTTCTACGAAACAACGAAAGTTGAAAGCGAGAAAGAGCTTACAGATCAAGGCTGGAAGACTATTCGCGCTATTGCGGACGAGTCAAAGCTGACCATTGCGGCTATAACTTGCCGAGTTAATACTGCGATTGGCAAAGGGACTCTTGAAGCAAAAAAAGCAACAATACGCACGGCTCAAGGCGTTCGTGAGGTAAAATTATACCGACCGATCTCAAAATAAAAAAGCCCGCAGATGCGCGTGGGCATTGGTTGAGAGCAATTGTAAAGCTTTTTTCACAGATTTATTTTCGCACTTCGCGAATTATTTTCTTTTCATCCGAACAGGGATTAAGGATTGTTTGCTCATCGAACGAGACGAACTCGCCGATACAAACCAAAAACAGAAAACCAAAAATGAAAATCAAAGAACTCGAAATCGGAACAAAGTATCAAAAAGCAGATGACTCAAGCATCTGGATCAAAACTGGCAAGACAGTCTCCAAACGCTTTGGAACAACTCAACCCTCACTTCGCCACGACCGACGGATCAACTGCGTTGTCGTTAAGTAATTTTTATATATGGAACCACTAACATTTCTCGCCCTATTCACCGTCTGCTGCACCTCGGCATTCGCCGGTGGCTACGTCCTAGGCAATCTTAAATCGCACAGCGAGGCAGAAAAAAGCCGCCGTTGGTGGATGAACAGACAGATTAAACGGGAACGCGGGGAATGACCCCCGAAGAACAACATGACGCCGAATGTGAGTTCACGCGCAATTTATTGTGCGGGATGATTCAGCAGACCGTTGCCGATCTTCAAAGCGAGAAGGTCTTTCTCAGCCGACAACTAAACGAGCATCAAGAACTTGACCGCGAATCGGCGATCCACTTCATAAAGTCAAAAGCCTTCCAAGGCATTTGCGATGTCTTAGCACTCCCAGCAGACAAAATAAAAACAAGGGCATTAAAAAATGATACTCTCACTAGACCCAGGAACGACTCACAGCGCATTCGTACAATTCGACCAACAAAAGATTGTTGACCACGGCCACATTCCGAATGCTGAAATCCGCCAGATTCTTATCGGTCGCGAATACGACCGTTGCGCCTGCGAGATGATCGCCAGCTACGGCATGGCCGTAGGAGCTTCGACATTCGAGACGTGCGTATGGATTGGACGATTTATCGAAGTGGCGGGAGTGGACGTGGAACTAATTTTTAGGAAAGATATCAAACTTTTTCTCTGCGGAACGATGCGAGCCAAGGATGCCAACATAAGGCAATCCTTGATCGACAAAGTCGGGCCGCAGGGAACAAAGGCCAAGCCGGGGCCAACATACGGCATCAAATCCCATTCGTGGGCGGCACTCGCTGTGGCCGTATACGCAGCAAATAACAAAGGAAAATAGAAAATGAAAATAACAAAAGGAAAACAACAACGCGCCCAGCGCGTAGTACTCTACGGAGTGGAGTCCGTAGGCAAAAGCACATTCGCGGCCAAGTTCCCGAAGCCGCTGTTTCTCGACATCGAGCAAGGCACTAGCCACCTAGATGTGGATCGTTGCGAGATCAACACTTGGAAGCAACTCACGGACGCATTGGCAGAAGCCAAAGCGACTGATTACAAAACCATCGTCGTAGACAGCGCGGATTGGGCGGAACGCCTGTGCGTTGAAGACCTGCTCGCCACCAGCAAAAAAACCAGCATCGAAGACTTTGGATTCGGCAAGGGCTGGGTCATGGTGGCCGAGCGCATGAGTCGGATGCTGTCATCCATTGACCAGTTGATCGACGCCGGAAAGAACGTGGTTCTTATTGCACACTCCAAGATCGTGCGCTTTGAAGCACCAGACGCACTCGCGGCATACGACCGCTATGAACTGAAGCTGAGTAAACAAAGCTCGCCACTACTCAAGGAGTTCGCGGACGAGCTTTGGTTCTTGCGTTTCAAAACCAAGGTCAGCACAAGCGAGACAGGCAAGGGGAAAGGCACTGGCGGAAAGGAACGCATATTGTTGACCACGCACTCGGCAGCCTACGATGCTAAGACGCGATCCGGCCTTGCAGAAGAGTTGCCGCTGGAGTGGGCATCGGTCGCGCATTTGTTTGAGGCCGTTGCAACGCCGAACCATATCGTCGAAGCCGACGAAATGGTCGGATGGCAAGCACGGCTCGCAGAGCACGAAGGCGCGGTAAATCAGTTTTTGATAGGGCGCGGCGTACTTACGTCAGAACAGACGTGGCGCGATTGCGCTCCGGAATACCTAGAGCGAGTTGCGCTTCGCGTCGATCAATTCGTTAATACGGCTATCGAGTGGAGGGCCGCAAACAAATGAGTAAGGAAATATCACCTAGCAGTCTTCCGAAACTCGCCGAATGCGCTCTCTTCGAGGGCGCAAACGGAACGAGTTCCGCAGCGGAGCGCGGCACGGCGGTAGACGTTGCGATCCGCAACTTAATATCGGCACAGGACAACGTAACATTCATCGGCGAAGACGCCGGAGCTATTGCTTACGGCGTTGATGAACTAACGCGCCTTGCAAAAGGATCGTTCGTCGAGACTCGCGAAGAGTATCTCGCGATGGCAGTTCCTGGGCTTAGTAAACTCGGCACGGCAGACGCAGTTTGCAAGGCCGAGAAGTGGGTCGCGGATATAAAAACAGGGCAGTTGCGGAATTACAGAGATCAACTTCAAGCCTACAGTCTGGCGTGCATGGAAGACAACTTCGACACGAGTTGGACTGCTCACGTCATATATGTCGATCAAAAGCTAATTCGTAGCTATGACTTTACATACGAGGAAGCCAAGCAAGGCACTCAAAGAACAATCGACCGCGCAACAAGCGCGGAGGCGAAGCCGACGCCTTGCGAGTATTGCTCATGGTGCAAACACTACAACAGCTGCCACGCCATCGTGCGGCAGGCTGAGAGCGCAATCGCTCTCATTCCAGAAGTGACAGGCAACAGCATCGAGGCTATTAAAGATCGCATTCTTTCTACGCCCGAAACTCTTGGAGCATTCGCAAAAGAGTGGAAGCTCGCAGAAAAAGAGATCGCCGAGCCGGTGCTCGGTCATCTTAAAACAAGGCTCGAAAACGGAGACGAAGTCCCCGGATGGAAGCTCACCAGCATGAGCGGACGCAAGTTCGTGGAAACAGAAGCTATCGCCAAAGCCTCGGAAGGTATCAGCAAAGAGACATTAATACTCGCGATGGGCGGTAAGCTCTCAGAAAAGAATTATCTGGAACTCTGCGCCAACAACGGCGTAGAGCCAGACACAACAGCAGTACAAACCGGAGCGCATTCGCTCCAACTAAGACAAACAAAAATAAAATAGAAAATACAAAATGCCAACGTACACAGCAAGCGAACCTAAACAGGCCGCGATTTATTTCGTCGAGCCGGGAACATACGAAGTGGAGATCGTGAAAGCCGTCGAGAAGACGAGTCAAGCAGGCAACCCAACGATCAAGCTCGACGTTGCCGTCCTACTCGACAACGGCACGACAGGGCCGACAATGTGGGAGCATCTCACCTTCACTCCAAAAGCGGCGTGGAAGGTGGATCAAGTGCTTTCCAGCATCGGTCGCGCAGTCATACCAGGTGAAGACGTCACGGTCGAAGCGGAAGACCTTATCGGCGAAAAGGGCGTCTGCGTCCTCGGCGTCGAGGCAGGGCAGACCAACCCAGAACACCAATTCAACTGCGTTGAGCGGTGGCTCTTCGGAGACGAGAAAGCAAAGTGGCTCGGCAACCGGCGCAAGCCAGCAGCCAAGACCGACAACCATATCGTCGCAAAAAGCAACGGCTATGTCGCTCAAAAAGAAACCGACGACATCCCGTTCTAAAAAATGAACTCTCTCTCGCTCCGGTTGGTTATTTGCATGAATGAATGCCCGATAGGGTTGCGCCTAGAAAGGGGCGATCCGCTACCGGTCTACCAGCATACTTACGATGACACGCCGGAGGGGAGAGCATTGGCAGAACAACACCTAGAAAGAATCTCAGATTATGTTCGACGGCATACTAAAACTAATAAATCTCGCAAGGTTAAGTAAACAGAATATGGCTGATCTTGAATTTCTTGCAGAGTTACTGAACAACCGCATTGAATATTTAAACAAAGAAAACGATGAACTTCGAAAAGACAACGAACGGCTCCGACAATTCGTGTCAGGGCAGGACGAATAATCAAGAATGGCGCGGCTATCCGCTCCGCTGCTGGCCTAATCATCAAGACGACTGCTATCGTTGGGATTGGGAAATCCAGATCGACGGCAAGTGGCTTGAGGTTGTTAC